CAAAGAAACCGCTAAGTTTCGACCAGAAACCTTTAACCTCTCTACCAATAGCGATAACTTCATCCGCAGTGGCTCTAATCTCCACAAAAGACTCTTTAGCTTGTTTGTAAAGCTCACAGCCAGCTTGTATGTTCTTAACAAGACCAGCCGCAAGTAAACAGATGCTGATTGGGTCAATTTTGTGTCCTTAGTCAAGTGGCAGTCTGAGTTCAGGAGGAATGTTCATGGTTGTACTCAACATTCCACGACCATAATATGATGGCTGTGGAGGTGGAGTAGTACCAGTCAATAGACCACCAACAGTTTTTTCTGCTGCTTGTCTACGCAATAAGGCTTGAAGTTTGTCAGCACCAAATCCTGCGGCGGCAATTGGAATTGAATACTTCAAAGTCTCAGGGCTACCAACACCAAAACCAACTGCCCCACCAGTAACTAACTGACTACGCTGAGGATTGAATTTAGCCATCAGAGTCAACAATGGGTCTAAAGAACTTCCTTTGGCAACTGCCTTAATTGCACTTTGCTCATCCTTTGAGAACAAATTCATCTTGCCTTTATTAGCGGCAAGATTGATAAATCCTTGACGTATCAGTTCACTTTCAGATGCACTTGGATTCAGCGCTTTTGTTTCTGCAACATCAAGAATGTTTTCAAGAGTTGATGCACGACTTAGATTTCTCCAGTCTTTACGAGCACTCACAATTTCCTTGACAGCTTCATCAATTCCACCAGCGCCAGCAGACACATCTTTTGGAGACAGATTGGCAACTTGGTCGTCAATTGATCTAACCATTACGCCAGCCAATCTACGAACGTTTTCGTCTCTATCACCCTTAAGGTCGTTTGCAAGTTGACGCATTTGATCTAACTCGTCAAACGACAATTTACCTTTGGACAAAAGGCTGTCATATTTATTTAGAACTGTTTGAACAGAAGGTGCGTTTTCTGGCAAGAATCGAGCATTATTTAAGTTTGTCTTTACATCAGCAACAATGCTAGTTGCTGTTTTAGGTGTCAACTCAATACCAAGGTCAGAAACCTTTGTATATGCTCTAGATGCACGTTGCTTAACATCTGCCATAGTAGCAGTAGGTTGTTTTCCTGAAGCAATGCGACCAGATATATCACCAGCAGTTTTTCCAACAGCACCAGATACTCCAATAGCGGCAATTGTTGCGGCTAGATCGCTACCAGTTATTTGTTTTACTTCTTCTGCAACAGGTTGTGCAACCATTGGAGCAGCAGTAGCGGCTGGTAATTGACGCACCAAATCAGCACCAAAGATAGATTTAGGAGCCGCTGCCGCCATGCCTCCCGCTGAACTCAAGGCTTGCATACCAACCTGTGCGGCTCGTTCTGCACCAGTTTGAGGTTCAGGCAAACCCATCTGCGTAAGACCTTGGCTTTGCATTTGAGACAAATATGGCGCACGTTTTTCTGAGCCAACAATATTTGCTCCAACGTTGTATGCACCACTTAGAAAGTCAGCAGCCATGTTTACTGGAGATGACAAGCCAGTAGTTACAGCACGAACACCTAAACCAATTTGACGACCCAATGAATCAATAAGTCCTGGCTCTTGTGGTTGTTGAACTTCTGGTTGTGCTGGCGCTTGAGGCGTAGTCTGAAATTCACCCAAACTAGACTTGATCTTTGACAAAGCCGCTTCATTGCTCAACCCATCAGGCAACTCATACGAAACACCCTTGTATTCATAAACAGTACCCATGATTTTTTCCTTTAATCAAGTTTGATTGGGTTTTTTGCTGTGCCAGCAGTAGGGCCATAGTAAGGCTGAACACCTTGCGATGTTCGTCTGCTATCAATTCTTCGCTTGGTATTTTCTTCAGCTTTTACAGTTGACTTGTAGAAGTTGTTTAGAGCATCCAAAGAAGTTTGAGTGTCATTTGCACCAAAAGCAGCAATAAGTTCATTTGCAAAACGCAAAACGTCTTTATCTGTTTGCACACCTTTGGCGGCATCTGTCTTCAAGTTGGTAGCCTCTTGTACAGCACGTTGCAATTGAGCGTAAGCACGACTCTCAACAGTTGAATTACCAGCAGCATTTTGGCCAAGATACCTCAAATTGTTTATAGGGCCAAGTTCCAAAGGTGCTTTTTTGGTTTTAGGGTCTACTGTTAAAGATTGAATTGCAGGAGTCAAAGAATCTGATCTAGCACGCAATGAATCAACTAACTCAAGGTCTTTACTTTCATCTCGTTGTAGTTGAACAGGAAGAGGTTTATTTTTAGCGATTTCAGCATCTTGCGCTATTTTTTGTGCTTTTAAAGTGTTGTTTAATCCAGCTTGCTGTTGTGCCAGTGCCAAATATTGTTGTGATGTCTCCAAACCTTGACGTTTCAAATCATTCATTATTTGTGAATTTTGGTCAAGACGAGTTTGTGTTTGTTGGAACTCAGAAGAACGTTGAGCCGCTGTCGCCAAATTAGCAACCAACTTATCGGTCTGTTCTTCGCTGTAGATACCCTTGTTAAAACTGTTTTTGTATTGTTGAGCCGTTGTTTTAAGTGCTGCTGGAATAGTTGGGTCATTAACAAACAAGTCAAATGGATTGACTTCAGGAGTACCAGCCGCACCAAGTTTACGCAAGTCAGGCAAAACCTTTGCTTGTTCAGATATAGCCGCACGACCTTGAGGGAAGGAAAGCAATCTATTTTTAACTTCCTCATTGATAGTGCCATCAGGATTCTTGATTTGTCCAACCAACTCATTAGCCAAGTTAGTAAGACCAGTCGCTTGCATACCTTGACCACGTTGAGTTAAGTAGTCTTGCACCTTCATCTGGTTCAATTGCTCTTCTTGTGCAACTTGCTTAACCTTCATCATCTCATTACGCAACAGGAAAGCGGCTTCTTGGTCACCTGTTTGCAATGCGGCTTGAATAGCTTGACCATAAGAATCAGGGTTTGCAGGGTCAATCATGCCAAGCAACTGTTGACGCTGAGTAATCTTCTGCAACTGTGGGTCAACACCACCCAATGCACCGCCAATAGCACCAGCCAAGCCATAAGCACCTTGGCCAATAGCAGCATTTGCTTGTTGGAAAGGGTCTAGTCTTGCAAACTCCATTGCTCTTGAACGAGCAAGGTCTTGTTGCTGTTGTTGGTACTGTTGTGGGCTTGTGAACAAACCTAAGATTTCTGATGCCATAACTTATTCCCCTTAAGTACTAAACAACTTGGAAATATCAAATCCCAAACCGCCACTCTTGCCAAAATATGAGTCAGAGCCACCACCAAAACCAAAAGAATTCATCGCATTCATCAATTGAGGATTCTGTGAGCCTGACATCAATGCAGTTGCCAATGGGTTGTAAGCATTAGCACCAGCCATTGTGTTAGCCGCATTAGTGCCACCAGCAAGCAAAGCATTGGCAGCACTAGGACTCATGCCTTTAGCACCAATGTTCATGCCAATATCCAATGGCTGTTGACCAACAGCTTCAAGAGCCTTCTCTTGACCGAAATAAGCCTCAAATGGACGCAAAGCACCAACTTGACCAGTCTGATACTGATCTAACAAATTAGAGCCAACACCAAACAAGCCAGCGCCAAACTTCAATTGCTCTTGTCCAGCCTGTTGAGCTTGAGTAGCCAACTGTGCATCTTGTTGCGCCAATGCGTTGTAATAGGCTTCCATCTCAGGAGTAGTAGCACCCAAACCAGCAGCACCACTTGGTCTAGCACCTGTAGCACCTACAGACAAGCCACCACGACCTTGTTGGAACAACTGATTCTGCAACTGAGCCATTTGACGTTCACGGCTAGGAGCCAATAAGTCTTGTTGACGAGACATATATTTAGCCGCAACTTGTTCAGGACTCTCAGCTAGATACTGTTCTCCAAGGCCATATAAGCTACTAGCTGCACCAGTCAAAGGGGCATATTGACTTCTAGCCTGTTCAGCATCTGACAATGCGCCACCAGATAAAGCCCTAAATCTATCTTGATAGGCTTTGAGTTCTGGACTTAATTCGTAAGAAGCGCCAGAAACACGACCAGAAGGGTCAGTTTGGAACTGAGAGCTACCAAAGCGTGTGGTAACACCTACAGGTCGAAAACGAGCTTCTTCAGCCGCTAATCGACCCGCTTCCAACTGAGCATTTGCTTGAGTACGAGCTGCTCGTTCAGCAGACTTACCCTGCATAAACCCACCAAGTAAAGAACCACCTATTGCAAGCCAAGGCATATCAATCCCCTTTAATCAAAATCTCATCCACTTTAGACGGGTCTTTCTCGTCTGTGGCATGAATACAAAACCAAACACAATCAGTAATGGCTTTTACACCATGAGTAACTCCAGCCTGAATCTCAATGCAAGCTGGCGCAGAAACAATGTCAATCTCAGTACCACGCAATACAGCAACTTTCCCATGAGCCAAAATAGACAGATGGCTGAAGTTGTGTGTGTGCTTCATGATTGCCATACCAGCCGTAAAGAATGACTCTTTGGCGTACAGGCCATCACTGAAGTGATGAGTAATGCGGAATTCTGGGTCTTGCATAATCATGCTGTTCTTTTCCACATATATACAGCAATAAATGGAGGATAGTTTGCATTAGTTCCAGAAGAACCTACTGTGCTGATCGATGTCGCTACAGTGATGCCAGTGACAGCCGAATCGGTAGTTTTTGTTGTGGCGACTCCATTACGATCTGAGCCAGAACCGCCTGGATTTACAGCACCAGCAAAGGTGTGTGCGTGGCCTGGGTCGGTAACAGTTGAAGTCGCTGTATGGCTATGGCTAACAACTATTGCGTCTGCCGTACCACCAGTTTCTTCTACGGTATTAAATAAAGAATTACCGCTATCAATACCAATTAACATTCTTCCAGTGCCAAAGGCTGACCAACTACCAACTCCAAATAAAGTTGCTGGAGATGTGCTAACAACACTTGTAAAAATAGCACCGACTGGATATATAGTATTAATTAAAGCAGTATTAGCAGCAGTTACAAAAGCGGTAGTTGCCAAAGCAGTTGAATTATTTCCAGCAGATTGAGTTACGCCAGTTGTACCTGTAGGAAGTGATGGACTACCTGTAAAAGCAGGACTTGCCAAATCTGCCTTAGTCTCAATAGAAGTATGAATATTATTGAACTCAGTATCAAGCTCAGTACCTTTGACAATCTTTAAAGGATTGCCAGAAGACAAATTGTCTTTAGTGGCGAAATTCGTACTCTTGGTGTAATTACTCATGATATTCCTTTAACTTATCTTGCCTTGTTTGGCTTGAATCTCAATCTTCTGAATCGACAATGGTGTTCCATTAATGTCAGACTCATATCCTGTTTGAACAACCTTACCTGTGCCTGTTGCCGAAACAACCAGTGTTTGCAAAGCTACACCATCAGAGTATTCAGATATAGCAGTTGGAGATGTGTGTTCAAGAGTGTGTGTGCCTGAACCAGCACTACCAGTATTGATTGCAGAGCCACCAGATGATGCAGACAAATTACAAGTAGCGCCAGATGCATTCACAATGTAATAAGTAGTTCCAGTGCTTAAACCAGATGGCAAAGTACCTGTTGTTGTTAAAGTTACATTATTGTCATTTACAAAAGCAGAGCCATCAACAGATGTAATCACAGCAGGACTTGCATTTGTGATAGTTACAACTTGTCCATCTGGATTGTCATAAGAAGCAATTCCATAGTAAGACTCACCTTGTGTAGGAATAGTGTCATTGTCAGACAAGTAGTTTGTCTTGAAGTCAAAACCCCACTTGAACGTCACTGTCTGATTACTACCACCAATCACCACAATGGACAACTTCTTCAGAATTGAAGTTTGATTCTGATTGCCAAGGTCAGCATGGTTCGTGTAATACAGCATCCGATATGCTGTTTGGTAATCTTGATGAGTGCTATACAAACCTATATAGCCATTCTTGCCAATCAATAGATTGCCGTTGCGTCTAGAAAGGAAAGCAGTAGGCTCAATAGAGTCCCAAGTTGTCACTCTAGCCGCACCATCAGGCAAATAAGCCTTGGTATCAAAACACCACACAGAATCAATGCTAGGCGTAGTCAACAGATAAAAAGCCTCATATTCAGAGTAGACAGACTTAACATTTGCCAATGTCTCGCCAGAAATAGTCGCCATCAAGTCATTGCGAATATTCTTAGACAAGTCACGTTCTGGAGCAGACTTCTCCTGAATAGTCCTCATCAACGATCTGACACCAGAGTTTGACAAGAACAACACATCAGTACTTGTGGTTTGGATACTGTCTCTAGCAATGCAACCAATACCTTCAACAGTGTCACTCAATGACATAGTAGAGGGAGAAGTAGCACCCTGATAAACCAAGATTTGACGCTTGCCAAAGATGAACAAGAAGCCGTTATGAGCAGCCAAACCAGTGATCTGGTCAGCGCCATTAGGCCAAACATTGTTGACGTTTAACGAGCCAGCAGTACCTGTAGACCAAATATGGCCTGCAATCAAGTCGCTAAAGTAAACAGTAGCGTTGTTGCTAGTTGTATCTGCCGCCCATAAACGACCAAAGGCTGAAATGCAGATGTTGGCATCAGGAACAGTGGCTTGATAACCAGTCTTTTCTGACACTCTACGATAAGTCGTGGTGCTAACAGCAGGGTCATAGATCAAAGGATTGTGACCAGACTGGAAGAAGTATGTAATGCCATTCAAGGAAGCACATTGCCAGTTGCTTGCAGTAATGGTAGGAGCAGTACCACCCCCCCCATACGTCAACTCAACAACAGCATTAGAGCCATCCAACTTGAATAACTTGTTGTTGCCAGCAAACAATACAGTGTATGTACCGTCAGCAACAACTAACTCATGGATAACCTTAACGTCATTTGCGCCAAGGTTTCCAGAAGAAGAATTAACTCTAGCCCAACCCTTGCGTGAACCAATACGTCCATACTGGTCAATGATGCAGTTGGTTGCAACCAAAGCATATCCAGCCGCAAGATCAAGAGGCGAGTCTTGCGTATTCAACCCATAAAAGCCTGGGGCTGAGATGCTGAATGTTTGAATTGCTTGGCTCATACGGGAATGAACTCCTGATTCTCAGGATAGCGAGTGCCTTCCAATGCAATGTAGTCAGACAACATAGCTTTGTACAAGGAATAAGCCTCAGAGGATGACAAGCCACCGTCTTCACCACGCTCAACCAATGCACGAGCATAAGCATTCTGAACAATCAAAACGTCAGGAACGGCTACAACAGTAGAGTCGCTAGACAAAGTGGCTTGTGGCACTGTCAGGCTAAATGGGATGCTATAAACGCCATCAGGACGAGGATAGATAGTTACCTTAGTGTCATAGCTACCATCAACACCATCAAAGGCATAGTAGGCGGGTATACCGTTAACAGGAGTTGAGAAGTTCTGATAGCGATTCATCGTAGCAAAGTCCACATTTCTCATGCGGAGGTTGCTAGTGACGTTCAACACATCAAGAACTTGGAATTTTTGACCAGCACCAGTTAAGGCGTAGGAGTATGTTCCTGAAACAGTAGACAAGGTGATTGTTGTGCCAAGGACATTCCAAGCAAAAGCATCTTCAATCTGACGCTTTGCATCATTGACAAACTTGCCAATCAAGGAAGAATAAGATGTTTCTGTAACGGTAGAAACAGTTGTTTCACGCAACCTTACAAGGACATCGTTTACAAGTTCTAAGTATGTCATCTGCTTTTAGCCTTTGCTTTGTTCCTTGCGGATATAGCTTGAGCTTTTGCCTTTGCGTCAGCTTTGGAGTTAGCACCCCAAGCCTTTAGCGAAAGAAGCAGTCTTGTTGGTTCACCTT